ATTATTAATTTAAAATTAAGCAATCAGAAATGATTGTTTTTTTTATGTTAATTTTTAGTTAAAATGTTTTTTATAAACAAATAATGTTTACATTTGCGTATAACAATTTAAAAAACAAACAAAATGGCAAGACCTACAAGTAAAACAACAAAAAAACAAATATTAGAATATCATTATGAAAATACTGATGAATGTGGTATGGGTGCTGATGCGTCTGAATGGCACTCACATTGTTGGAGATGTGGACACGAAAGAGATACACAAAGATGTCATATAATACCTTATGCTTTAGGTGGAGAAGATATAGCAAGTAATTATGTATTACTATGTGCTGATTGTCATTCTGAAGCACCAAATGTAAAAGATAAAGATTATATGATGCAATGGATAAAAAGAACAAGTATATCTTCGTATAATTGTTATTGGGATATTAGAAACATAGTTGAGAAAAGAGTAAAAGAAGTTAGTAAACATTTTGGAGCAACAAGAGAAAATACTCTAACTACATCTACTCATAAATGGATTGAAGAAAAAATAGAAGAAGATATGAAAGACAGATTTGGTTATGAAAATTATAAATTTACACAAAAATGGTTACATACAATTTTAACAGAAAGATAAATAATAACAATTTAAAAAACAAACAAAATGGACAAACTACAAATTTTATTTAAATTAGAAACTTGCATTTCTATTATTAAAGAAACAGACAATGTTTATGTACGTAAACAATTAGAAGAAATTGCTGAAGCATTAGTAAAAGATTGGAATGAATCAGATGCTTATGCAGAACAGATTAGAGAAGTATTAAATTATGATGAAACAATGAACAATTTAGATAATATAAGAATATGAATGAAGCTGCATACTTTACAATACAATCTAAAGTACAAGTGTTAGATAGAGAATTGTTTAAATACCTTGGTGAACTAATGTCTGGACAAAGTTTAACATCTGATGAACATTTACAGATAATGATTGATAGTACAGAAAGAGAATTAGCAACATACGATTACATACTAAAACTAATAATAAACAATGGAAACAAAAATTAAAACATTCGACAACAAGATTTGGGATAAACAAGAACTAATAGACAATATGTATGATGATACATTTTATTATGGTTATCTTGGTAAACAAGCATTAAGTAGTTCAAGTCTTAAAATGGTACTATCAAGTCCTAAAACGTATAAGTACGTAACAAAGTACGGACAAAGTGAAACACAACCTTTAAGAGATGGTAAACTATTCCATACAATGATTTTAGAACCACATAAGATTGATGAATTAACTATTGTAGATGTAGCAACTAAAGCAGGAAAAGCATACAAAGAAGCAAAAGCAGAAGGTAAAGAAGTTTACACTACAAATGAGATTAAAGCTGCTGAAAGATTAGCTGATGCAATTTTAAGAAACGATGAAGCAGTACACTATATGTCTAAAGCACAATTTGAAATACCTGAAATAGCAATGATAAACGGAATGCCATTTAGAGCAAAAGCAGATATATTAAAAGACAATATGATAGTAGATTTAAAAACAACTACAGGATTAAATGAATTTAGATATTCAGCAGATAAATACTCTTATGATTTACAAGCATATCTATACAGGGAAATGTTTGGTGTTGATGAATTTGTATTTGTATGTATTGACAAAGGAAGTTTAGATATTGGAATATTTGAATGTTCAGATGAATTTTATGAAAAAGGTAAACGTAAACTTGAACAAGGAATAGATAATTATAAATACTTCTTTGGAGAAGATAGCGATGTAGATTTAAATCAATATGTATTAAGAGGAGTACTTTAAATAAAACAAAATGGAAATAACAGAAAGATTAAAAGAAATAATATTAAAAGAAACTGATATAGATGTTTCTAAAAATAGTAGAAAGCATAATATAATAGAAGCAAGAGCATTATATTTTTATTTGATAAAACATTTTAAACCTAAAATGACATTACAAGAAATAGCTGAATCAGTAAATAAGAATCACGCAACAGTAATACATTCTTTAAATAATTATGAAATGTATGAAAAGTTTAATAGAGATTTAAGAAGTTTAAGAAACATAATAACAAATGAAATAGATGAACAAAATATATTAAATACAGAAGATAATGAAGAATTAAGATTAGAACTTAAAAAGAAAAACTTAAGAGTATCTGAATTAGAAATACAATTAGAAGAAACTAATTTAAGAATAAGCAAACTTGAAAAAGCAGCATACGAATACAAAATAATAGAACAGCTAAACAACCTTCTTAATCAAACAAAAGATACAGAACATCACAATGTAATGATACTACGTTTAGAAGCTATCTACGATATGAATATGAAAGTAATAGAACATAATAAAAACAATTAAGATGCCAGATATAACAATGTGCCAAGGAATAAATTGCGAGTTAGCATCTATATGCTATAGATATAAAGCAGAACCAAGTAAGTTTAGGCAATCATACTTTTGTAAACCACCAAATGAAGGATTAGAATGTGAATACTTCTGGGAATATAAAACTGATGAAGAATGAAATATATATTAGTGTTATTAGCTTATGAGTTTATAAGGTCAAAGTTAATTTGGCTATGGTATTATTTAATTAAAAAAGGACAAGGAGAATGAAACCAATACATAAATTAAATGGTGGAATAGGTGCAACACTATGCCATCTATGTAGTATAATAATAACTACAGGTTTGACACAAAACTTATATTGTGATAAATGTTTATCTGAAAGAGTTAAAACTGATTCTGAATTTAAACAGATAAAAGAAAGAGCAAATAATTTAATGAGATTGAAAAATGGATTTAAAGATAAACAATAAACAAAAAAGTTTATTTTTAATTCAATAATGATATTATTTGATTATGGAAGATAAAAGAAAATACAACGGTGGTAACAAAAGTGCTGGACGTAAATCAAAAGCAGAAGAAGTAAAGTTACTTGAAAAACTTGGTGCATTAGAACCAATAGCATTTATGGCATTAGAAAAAGGATTAGAGAATGGTGATTTTAAATTCACACAATTATTCTATAATTACTATGCAGGTAAACCAAGAGAAACAAAAGACATTACAGTAACAAATGAACAACCTATCTTTAACATCAATTTTGATGACATTTAAGACACTATTATATGGAGTTTGTATTAACTACTGCAATAAGAAAGTTATCACGTTTAAAGCAACGTATTAAAGTTATTAGAGGAGGTACTTCAGCAGGTAAAACTTTTGGAATACTTCCTTTACTAATTGATAAAGCAATAAAAGAACCAATGCTTGAAATAAGTGTAGTATCAGAATCAATACCACATTTACGTAGAGGTGCTTTAAAAGACTTCTTAAAGATTATAATGGCTTTAGGTAGGTATAATGATGACCAATTTAATAAGTCTACTTTAAAATACACATTTGCTAATGGAAGTTATATTGAATTCTTTTCTGTAGACCAACCTGATAAATTAAGAGGAGCAAGAAGAAACATATTATACGTTAATGAATGTAACAACATAGATTTTGAAAGCTATTACCAAATGGCAATTAGAACGTCTGGAGATATATGGTTAGATTATAATCCTGCTTCTACGTTTTGGGTAGACAAAGAAATACTAACACAAGATAACATAGACTTTATTACATTAACATATTTAGACAATGAAGCATTAAGTGAAACTATTATAAAAGAAATAGAATCAGCTAAAGTAAAAGCATTAACATCTACATATTGGGCAAATTGGTGGCAAGTATATGGACTTGGACAAACAGGTAGTTTAGAAGGTGTATGTATTACAGATTGGAATGAAATAGATTTACCTACAGATGCAAGGATATTGTGTTATGGAATGGATTTTGGTTATTCAAATGACCCTACTTCTTTAGTTGCAATGTATAAATACAATGATGCTTATATATTTGATGAGGTAATTTATAAGAAAGGATTATTAAATAGTGAAATATCTAATCTATTAAAAGCAAATGAAGTAAATGATATTGTTTATGCTGATAGTGCAGAACCAAAATCAATAGCTGAATTGAATAGTTATGGACATAATGTAATACCTGTATCAAAAGGAAAAGATAGTATCGTATATGGCATTAATTTAATCAATCAAAATAAGATATACGTAACATCAAGAAGTAAGAATCTAATTAATGAATTAAGAAACTACATTTGGTTAACAGATAAGACAGGAGTAAAAATGAATAAACCAATAGATGCTTATAATCACGCAATAGATGCTATGCGATATGCAGCAACATCACATTTAGAGAATCCAAACAAAGGAACTTACTTTATATATTAATGACATACGGAGAAATTATTTCAACAATACAATGTTATATTCATCACATAAAGAATATAGAAGTGGTTATTAATTTGCCACGTAATATAGGTGAGATTAAAAAGATGCAAGAGATGTATAAAGTTGCAAGTGCTTATTTGAAAAGTTAAATAAATGTTAAATGTATTGTATTTAAAACAAAATGATTATATTTGTACATAATATAAAACAAACACTATGAAACAATATCAAGTTAAAGGTTGGTATAGATATGCTGACAATGAGAAAGATTATGAGTATGCTGAAATAATAGCAGCAAACGAACAAATGGTTATTACACTATTCAAAGATATGTTTAAACAGAACTTCTTTGCAATAGATATAAAAGAGATTACTAATGCTAACTGTTAATTAATGATGGTGCTAAAAGGATGAAAAAGGTTTAATAGTAATCTGGAGTACAAGCAAATCATTAGTCAGTAAACCTGCTCTTATGTAAGCATCGGAGCTGATAATCCGAAATGGCTATAAGAAAAACACAAGGTTAGTAATTGGGATTAAGGTGTCCTTGGTCGGAAATTAGACTTACAGAAATGTAGGTCTTTTTTTTGTTTAATACAATTTACACATTATTTTATTATTATAAAAAACAAATCAAATGAAATTAGAAATAACAATACCAACTAAATTAAGTGAAATAAAACTTTCACAATATCAGGCATTTTTAA